AGAGTGCCGAAAGCGTCACGCTCTCCCCGATCTGGAGGCTGTTCAAATAGGCCACCACCGCCGTCACGATGGCGGCCAGGGTCGCGCTGGTCGCCCCTGCCAGCTTGTGAACCGAAAGGGACACGTAGATGGGCACGTAAAGCGGAGTGAGGAAACTGATCGCCATCACGTAGCCCGTGTTGGGATCCGTCACGTTCACCGTCACTGTCTGTGCCGTCGATGACCCGCTCACCTTCCCGTTCGTCAGGCAGCCGATTCCCCGGTTGTCATAGATCGCGGTGGCGACGGCCAGGTTCGTTCCACCCTCCACTACGGCCGTGACGGAGTGCGCGGGATTCCCATAAGTGTCCGTCGATCCGGTTGGGTTTTCCAGCACGTTGTATCTTGTGACTCCCGGAATCGCCGCGATCTCCGCGACCGTTCCGGCCAGCATCGTTCTCGACGGGAGGGCCACCGAGATGGCCTGGCGCGCACGGAGCTTCGAGTCACTCTCCACGGGAAGCCCCGGCGTGGATGCCGATGCATTGGTCGCGGTGAGCCAGCCGCCCACCGGCGTGGCGATGACCGCGATCTCTCCCGGCTCCGCGACCACGTTCCCAGGAGTCGTGCAGGTCACGGTTACGGCGATGCTTCCGCCTCCCGGTATGGTCACGAGTCCGGGTAGCGCCCACTGGTTGCCGTTCACGTCCTGGACGAAGCCGTTAGCGATGACCGTTCCCGGCGTGCCGGTGATGGTCTCAAGCGCCGTCGAGTACGTGTAGGCGGCGCGCGCGATCCCGTTCAACTTCACGATTCCGTCCAGCCCCGCGCCGACCGCCGTGAGCGGCGAGCGCTGATTATATGCAAGTTGGGCTGCCTCCATCGTATCTGACTGCTTCAAGCTCAGGATTGAAAGAAGCTGAAATATAGCGCTGTCGCGTCCAACATATTGATTCTGGCCAAACAGATTCAAAAACCCTTGAAGGTTGTCGCTCAAAATATCTTCATAGCCTGGAATCGTGAGACCTGAAGGGCCTATGCTCGGAGCTGCGTATGGTGCCATCTTAAACCCCTAAACCCGCTCCCACTCCGGGAGTGAAACTAACGGGAACTGGCCCGAAGGCGGTTTGCGCGGTCGCTGAAAACGAAAACTTTCTGGTTCTGCTGTCGAATCGTGACGAGATGTCTTGAAGCCCTGAAACGTACGGCGTGCCCGAGACTCGCTCGATGAGGGCGAGCGTCATGGCCTGCTGGTTCTTAGGAGATCCAGACGCTCCCAGGATGGATTGGAACATCGGCGTGCCCTCGTTCAAGTCTTCCCACCACTCAGCTTGAAACAGCCTCAGGCGCGTGAGGATCGCCTGAGCCACCGCGCTGATGTCGGTCAATGACACGTCTGGGATCAGGATCGGATCATTCGACGTATCGAGGCGAAGATATTGAATGAACGCCATGTCAGTCCTTGGACCATCTTCCGACCATGATTCCGAGAACGAAGATCACCATGATGAAACCAGCCAGCATCACCTTCTCCAGCATGATGATACACCAAATCACTTAATACACGAAAAACTAGTGAACCACGCAGATATGATCCGGGTCCGCTCCGTTCCTGTAGAGATCGCCCGCCGTCAAGCCTCCCGCCAAGGCCAATAAGTTGCTCGCAAAGACCGGCAATGAACCCACCGAAATCTTCCCCGCAGAGAGATTCAGCTTGCCGGTCGCCGTGATGTCGCTGTCTCCGGTCGTGATCATTTGAACCTTCGGAGCCGTCAGCGTGATGCCGGTTAAGGCCAAGTCCACTATAACGGAGCCGTCGTCGCTCCTAAGCTGAGCCGAAGCTGTGGAATAGTTCGATAGCTTGCGCGGCTGACTGCGTCCGCCAGGATAGAATCCACAATCGGACACGTCATGTCGATGGACAGCAAATTGATCTTGAACTCCTCCACGAGCCCACCAAAGATCAAAGCACATGTCGCAGAAGATGAGCCAGCCTTCATCACCCGGCGCAACTGGCAATGTCACTGAAAAACCACCGCCAGAAAAGAACAATAGAGGAACTCTAATGATCGGCTTGATGGCAGTATCTACCGGGCCTTTCGGTGACTGTACCTGTTCGCGGATTGCGATCTGCACGGTGACCGTTTGCGTGCCAGAATCGAAAGATTGGACTATCGCAGGAATTGACACGCGCAGATCAACGAGAGCCTGTCGGATCATTTCGCGGAACTGCTGACTTACGGAACAAGTGATCTGGCCGGGAGTGATTTGAGCTGGAGACCTGACTATCATCATTTACCCGCATTGAGAACTTGGAGCAAAAGTTTCTGTGCATAGCCCCGCGTGTATCCGGTGACTTCTGTGCACCAATCGTTCCCGCGCGTGTCTCCATAATGGCGCACCTGAGCGGCAATGAGATTGAGGTTCTGATCAAGCGCCACCGGGAGGTTGACCAGCGGAATCAGCTTGAACTGTGTGATGACTGTCTTGTCAAGCCGCACCAGGAGAGGAGGAACAACCACGGCAAGCCGAGGATCGAGCAACACCGTGAAAATCGTCCCGTATTGAAACATCTTCGGAACACCCAAGATGCTTCTGGTGACGTTCTTCTCTGATGCGGTCGACTTGTATCCTGGCGGAAAAGGCGGCCCGTAAGTAATCGCGGGCGTCATGTTCACTCCTGAGTCCAGTTCGCTCATATATGCTTGGTTCTGCGCTATCCATTGAGACAATCCGTTGTCCTGCGCGATCTGCGCAAGATATTTGGCCGTGCTTCCAAAAAGAGTTCGGCCTCGGGGATACTGTTTTGCCTTTAGTTTTTCTGCTGCAACCGGACCGATGTTATCTTTCACGTTTCCATGGGTCTGCGTGATCATGTTTGAGACTATCTGATACTGGCTTGACATCGCACCATTCGAGGCGTTGATGAAGTTGTCCTGCCAGAACTGCACGCCGCCGATGGAGTTAAATGTGATCTTGAAGTCCACCACGTTCTCGCGGTCGAACATGACCTGGAGTACCGGACCACCCCAAATGAGCGACGACTTGTTCGGCCCTTTCTGAAAACCTGCCTCAAGTTCGATCCAGCTAGCATTCCACAAACAGTCAAGCATCTCGGCTTCATTGACATTGTAGATCGTTATGTCCGCAAACCACATTTGGGCCGGAAGCGTCGTCTCAAGCACGTCGAAAGTGACGCGCAACGCCTCGGGCTCCCACGCCTCGCATGATAGTTTCTTCTTTTGCCCGTTTCTCGACGTGACCGTCAGCGCGTAAGCTCTTCCAAAAAGCGAGAGTGTGGATGTGCTCATGCAACCTCGTTTGTGTCTCCCCAAAGCAAAACAAAATCACTGCCCAAATTATTTCTCCCTGGATAGTCGACCTTCGAGTTTCCAGCGTTCAGGATGTAAGCGCTGCCGATCTTCAGGTATTGATGTTGGGCGAGAAGATTCGCCGCCGGATACCAGCCGGTGATTAGGGGAACGGAATCGACCAGCAGGTTGCCTGCGGAATCACTCACCGACAAGAGCCAGTAACCTGCCATTTCTGACCAGCGGATCGCATGATTCAAGGTTAGAGGAGCGCCGTCAACTTGAAGCTCCACCGTGAAGGTCTGATTGTAAGCGGACGTGAGCGGAACGATCTGATCAGACATGGTCACCGGCCGTGAAGTTCATCAAGGTTCTTGTTGTTGCAACTCGAATAGGCTCCAGCACCCGGCGAGTTGACCGGCGCCGGTCCCATCCCGGCCGTCACGCCGTTCTGCGCCTGCTGGGTTGCGCTAACAGGCGTCGCCACCACGGTCCCCTGACTGCTGGATTCTGTTGCGTCCGGCCTCGCACTATCCTGAACGGTCTCGATGCTGGCAGCGAATATTTCCTCCAAATCCACGCGCATTCGCAATCCTGCTATCGTCTTGACCGTCTCTTCCGGACTTATGGACGTGATTATCATGTTCGAGTAAGTGCGCAACTTCGTGACCAGAACCAATGGAACACGCGCATACTGCATTGCCAGCATAATCTGATATGCTGAAACGCTTTTCGTTCTCGATCCCGCCCACTGGCCGAGGGTGAAGGAATCCATGGCATCCGACATGCCAACGTCAAGAACAACCCTGGCAGGCATGGCATACGCATGATCAGAGATGTTCGCTCCGGTTTGGACGGGATGCTCAGTCTTCCTGACCTGCTGCTCATGACCAACCCTGATAACCACATCAAACACATAGGTGGTCGGTGCGGTCGGAAGCGTTGCTCCTATTCCTGATGGACTGTACTGCACCGCGTTAGGAAGACCCGGAAATTTGAGAAGCACGGTGCTGACTGATGGGCCGGAAGCCCACTGGGGCGGACGCCAAGCAGAAGACGTTGCCATCACTGGCCTCCTGAAGCCCAGAACGTAGACAGGGCATCCGCCTGGACCCGTTGAGACTGCTTGTCCTGATGTTCTTTTAGTTTCTTTACTATCGCATCTCCGATTTGTTGACCGCTCTCCCCGGGATGAGTTATGTCAATGTCGAAGTTGTTGTGATTTATGATGACGGGACGAGTTTCCATGCCTCCGTAGCGTCCCATTCCAGCGGCGTAGTTGAACATCTCCTCTGGCGTGGCGGGCAAGTCTTTGCCGTGTGTGTAATAGTGACCCTTTGCGAGATACTTGGCCCAATCTTGAACATTCGACGGCTTTTGCAGTCCCGCATATCTGCTGCCACTCAAGATGCCGACGTAGTAATCCTCAAAATCCTTCAACGTCTGGAAATCCACGAGTTTTCCTTGACGTTTGATGCCCGCAAGATTGCTGGCGGCATTTATGGCGGTAAAATTTGCGGTCTCTTCCTGCCATTGCCGGTAGATCAAATCAGGTTGAATGCCAAGCCTCATGCCAGCGTCTATCGCCAATGTGCGCGCGTTCTGGGCAACAAGTGCGGCCTTCAACTCCGTCCATCCACCATGCTTGAAAGTTCCATAGAGGGACGCAGCCCCGCCCGCCAGAGACCCTCCGAGTGCGGCGCCGCCCACCATTCCTCCAGGGATTGGAGTTACGGCCCCGACTGCTCCACCAAGCGCGGCGCCGACTACGGCTGTGCTTCCTGTGGTTATCAGGCCGCTGGCCGCTTTCAATTCTGCCAAGGCATCAGTGAATTTTCCCGCTGCTGCGAGCAATCCAGCATTCACGAGGTGTAGGAAGATTTCCTGCGCATGTATCACAGCCTTAGTGAAATCTGTTATCCAGCCCATGCAACGCTGGATGGCAGTTGCCATCTTGTCAAAGCTGGCTGCTGTGCCCTCGATGGATTTATCGCCGGAAAGCAGACCGATGAGATTCTGGAAATCTACCGCCCCGAGCTTCAGCAGATCCCAAGTCTCGGAAAGAACGCTTCTGATGTCTACCATCGCTGGCTTCAGCTTGCTCTCTAACCATTTCGTTATCCAAGGCAGATTGTTGACGAACCACTTGTTGAAGTCCTGCATCTTCACGAGGAGCTGGTCGATGTCTATGCCGAGGACTTTGCCAAAATCACTGACCACCTTCATGGTCAAGTATTTCAATTCGACGCCGAAGTACGAGAACTCAGCGCGCAAATCCCTGATTCTTACCATCTGCGTTTCGAAGCTCGAACCTAACTGATTAGTCATCGCCCGCTGGATTTCGATGAGGTGCTGGAATCTGCTGGAAAGTTCCGGGTCCCAAATGATGTTTTCGAGCGGCTGGCCCAGCGCGTCCGTGGCCATCTTCAGTTCTCGGGCTACTCCCGTGGTGGTATACATATGCAGCGCCAGCATCCGGTACTGCTGGTCGGCCATCGCCACCTTGTCCACTATGCCGAGAGCCGAGGAACCCGCAGCGGCGAATCCACCGGTGATGGCGGTCTGAGCCCCCAACATGTACTTCACGATTCCAGATGTTTGGTTTTGAACTAACGAAGATGCGTCACGAAGAGCGGCGGCGAATTTGGAATATCCGACCGAATCTACGGAAAATCCGAGAGCTACGAGGTAGCTCTCCATTGTTTTGAAGTTGCCCATCGCTCATTCCGGGTGATTCTTTCTCCATTCCCAGTACAGCCGCTCGTTCTCTTCCCGCGTATCGAGAAATTCATGAACTTGCAGAAGATCATCAAACGAATACGTGCCGTCGAAAAGCTCGTGCTGCCTCCACATGCCGGCCATCACAGGCCGCCACAGGAACGCGTCGAGGGAGGGGAAGTCTACTGCGTCGAAGCCTGGGTTCCCGCGAGCATCGCCAGCCCCCCCTCGGAGAAAAAATCCGAGAAGTTGAACACCATGCACTCCACCGC